TTGGTGGTCGAAAATAATAATATTGGCTATACTGTATTAGATAAATTAATTGACTACGCCTATCCTAATCTTTATTATTCTATTAAGTCTACACACGAATACATTGAACAACACCAAGCAGAAGTAATAAACAGCGCTGTACCAGGCTTTACTACATCTATGAAGACGCGCCCCCTTATAGTGGCGAAATTAGAGGAGTTTATCAGAAATAAACTAATTAAGATATATTCGTCTCGTACTGTCAACGAGATGAAAACATTTATTTGGAAGAACGGTAAACCACAAGCAATGAAAAGTTATCACGATGATTTAATTATGGCACTAGCAATTGGTTGCTGGGTTCGCGATACTGCTCTTCAGGCTAATGCACGCGATTTAAACTATCAAAGAGCATTTGTTGACGCAATAATAACCAGCAAGACAACTTTCAACACGAGAATAAGTGGACAACATGGCTACAAAAAAGATAACGTTTTTGATAAAATGGATGAAGCCAAACAAATGTATGAAAAATTTAACTGGATTATAAAGTGAGAAATTAAATGCCCCCTAATAAAACAAATGTAAACCCCGAATCAAATTTATTTAAAATGTTAACTAGATTGTTTTCTGGACCTATCGTTAATTATCGTTCTCAATCCGGACGCCGGATTAGACGACAACATTTAGATAAGTTTGCCGCGCGGTTTAAGTCTGCGTCTGGTCAGCAGTTCAAGAAGTCTGTTTATAGCCCCCTTGACACGATAGCCACCAATGCAATCGCAAACCAACGCAGAACTGAACGATATGTAGATTTTGATCAGATGGAATATACCCCCGAGATTGCTTCGACCTTAGATATTTATGCGGACGAGATGACGACCTATTCTAATCTAAGTCCAATGTTAAACATCAAATGCCCCAATGAAGAAATTCGAGCAGTCTTGACGGCCCTTTTTGACCAAGTGATAAACCTCCAATATAATCTTTTTGGCTGGGCACGAACGATGTGCAAGTACGGTGACTTCTTTTTGTATTTGGATATTGACGAAACCTTTGGTGTAAAAGCTGTGATTGCTCTCCCACCAGCAGAGATTGAAAGGTTGGAAGGAAAGGACGCAACAAACCCTAACTATCTACAATATCAATGGAACTCTGCNGGNATGACATTTGAGAATTGGCAGGTATGTCATTTTCGTATTTTAGGAAATGATAAGTATGCGCCNTATGGATCCTCGATTCTTGAGCCCGCCAGACGAATTTGGCGCCAATTAGTTCTCATGGAAGATGCAATGATGGCCTATCGTATTGTGCGTTCTTCGGAACGCCGCGTATTTAAAATTGATGTAGGCTCCATTCCTCCGCAAGAGGTGGAACAATACATGCAAAAGATTGTGACTCAGCTTAAGCGCCATCAGGTTATTGATCCGGATACCGGTCGCGTTGATCTTCGTTACAACCCAATGAGCATCGAAGAAGATTACTTTATTCCCGTACGCGCCGGCTCTGTGACCGACATTCAATCACTAGCTGGGGCTCAGAATATTTCAGCCATTGATGACATCAAGTATCTGCGTGATAAACTTTTCTCTGCTTTAAAAATTCCCCATTCTTATCTCACTCACGGTGAAGGCGCAGAAGAGGATAAGACAACACTAGCCCAGAAAGATATTCGCTTTGCCAGAACCATCCAGAGACTCCAAAGAGTAATTATTGCGGAATTAACAAAGGTTGGTATTATTCATCTTTATACGTTGGGATTCAGAGGAGACGATTTGTTGAATTTCTCGCTCTCCCTCAACAACCCCTCTAAAATTTCAGAGCTTCAAGAAATGGAACATTGGAAGCAGAAGTTTGATATCGCTGCCTCCGCAACAGAAGGTTATTTCTCACGACGGTGGGTCACCGAACACATCTTTGGCATGTCTCATGAACAGTTCCTTCGCAATCAACGCGAGATGTATTATGATCGCAAGCACGATGCAGCACTGCAAGCTGTTGCAGAAGCCGCCGCCGCTGAAGGCGCTGCAGCCGCCGGCATGGACATGGGAGGCGAAATGGATATGGGAGGCGAAATGGATATGGGAGGAGACTTAGGCGCCGCAGCAGAAATGCCAGCGGCAGAAGCCGGCATGCCCGAAGAGCCAGCAGCAGGTGGCGAGGAATCCGCATTGCTGGCAGTACCGCCTGGTTCGCGCAAAGCCCCTCGAATACATAGGGGACCCAATAGTAAGGGGGACACGGTTTATAACCCGAAGAAAGTTGATAGACGCCCCAGTGGCGCTCGATTGCGCTCCACCCGCTCTCAGTATGCGTCAGAAAAAGGAAGTAGTACAATGCGCAACATCCTCCCGGGATATGCGGATGGGCTTAAAGCCTTGGGCCAAGGATTCGTTCCTACTTCCGAAGGTATTTATGGGGAAGAACAATCTACTTATAAGGTGAGGGAACTCACTGAGGAAGATAAATTGTTCCAATTGAGCGATTCAGTTCGAAGATTATTAGAAGGATTAGAAAGCACTCAAACAGAGCCGGAGCCTAAAAATGAGAATTAAACACAATAAAAAAAGAAACACTGCTTTTGTTTACGAAGCTCTTATTAAAGAAGCGACTGTCGCTATTTTGAAGAAAGAAGATGCCAAACGAGACAAAGCTATAGGATTAATTAAAGCCCATTTTAAGGCTGGAAGTCCCTTGAGGAAAGATTTGGATTGTTATCGCTCATTGTGCGAAACACAAAATCTCGATAGATCAACATCGGAAAGGATCCTTAAAGAATCAAAACTACAGCGCCGCCTTTTAGATCCGCATGGTCTTTTTAAAGCACAATCGGCACTCATTAAGGATGTTAATAAGGAATTATCTCCTCAAGTGTTTAACAACTTTGTTCCGAATTATAAATCGCTAGCTACCATCGCACAAATCTTTTCAGATAAGGTCTCCCCTAAAAATCGAGTGATTTTAGAAAATGAAATTATTGATAATATGTTGGAGACCCCTATTTCGACTCCAGATGAAAAAGTAGATGACGTGGTTTATCGAACATTCACTAAGAAATTTAATAATAAATATGACACGGGGCTTTTAGAAGAACAAAAACGACTTCTAAACCATTATGTATCATCGTTTGCCGATAATTCAGTAGAGCTTAAATTATTTTTGAACGAAGAGATTGGAAGATTAATTAAAGCACTGGAAACNGCACACCATGTCGAGGAGATCTCCGCCGACAAAGACATGACACAAAAGACACAGCAGATTGTGGAAAAGCTCAAAACATATGCTCGCTCCGGAATTACGGATGATGTTCTTTTAACTGTTATGAGGACCCAACAACTTGTAAAGGAAATTTATAACGATGCCAATCACGGTTAGAATCGGCGCCGGGGCCCATCAGGCTAGCGTCACATTGGAATTAGATATGCGCAAGAGCATGAATGGCGATCTGATGATTTTTGATCATGGTGACGTGGATATTATTTTATCTACGAAACAGAATAAAGTGGTGGTCTTTCCTAAGAACCATTTAGATGATTTGACTTATGGCGCGCAAAATCGTCTTTTTGCGCATTTGTTTAAGAGGGGGCTGATTATTCCCGAATCTNTACAAGCAGGATCGTTTTATGGTTCGCTCGAAGGAATGATGGAAACCGCCTCCAANGACAAACTCAATACAGCTAAAATGACTTTGATTAATATTTCTGCTTTTATTGATGAAGAGCGTCCTTACTTTGAAGCTACGGAAGCTATTATTGCTATGGATGATGCTGCCTTAACTCATCCGGATAAGGAAGATTCAACTAAATTGGGAGAGGTGCCTCAGAAGGTAGAGCAGGGATCAATCTTCCCAGGAATGGTGAGAGATCCTTATTCTTTGAACATGTTATATACGATGTAAAAATGGAATTATTCACCTTTATACTGTGTGCCTATGGGCTCACTCAAATTTTAGTATACGGTAAACTCTTTGAGAGAATAAGACCCAAGAAAGGGAAGTCTGGCGAATTAGCCAATTGTCCTATGTGTATGGGATTTCATGTAGGCTGGTTTTTATTGTTGCTTTCTCCGTTTACAGAACTATTTAATTTTGATATTACTGTCGCAAATTTCTTTCTTTTGGGATGGTTGTCATCAGGAACATCATATGTGTTGAACATGGTCTTTGGGGATCAAGGGGTTCAACTAAGTAAAAAAATAGAGGTTACAAAAAAATGAAAATCACTGAAACACAACTTAAAGAATTGATCCAAGAGGAACTAATTCTAAACGAAATATGGGGACAGATAGCGCAAGGCGGATTGATGGCGCTTCAGTCTAGTGGGGGTCGCAAGGCTATAGCAGCGATATTGCGCCTTCCTAATAGTTTGTTAAAAAAAATAGGGGGCATGCAAAAAGACGTTCTCACGAAAGCTGCAGCATCTCAAGGAATTGAAGCTCCGGAGTTGATAAACGTCGTGACTAATCTGCAGAGGCATCTCGGTGGCGCCAGCACCATCGCGGCTTTAGCGGATTTTATTGAAGGAATGGACGACAAGGAAATGGCTGGGGTACTCTCGGCTGCGAATGCAGCTAAGGGTGCCGCGCCTGGTGCAGCCCCAACGCCACCCACTCCCGGCNGCNCCCCGCAATTAAAGGTAGTTGGAGGCACAGNCGTAGCCGCTGAAAGCCTAAACCCGCTTACCACCGAGCGCTTTAAGCAAATTGTTCAAGAAGAGTTGGCACGCACCACACAAATGGAGAGAAAGCTAAAGTAATGAATAANTTTTGGACACAGAAATTTATGCTACAACCAGTCAGACGTTGTTGTAAGGGATCTTAGCTATGGCTAAAATACTTTTACGAGAATACTACGAACTATGTGAAGGCGGCGTGTGTCAAGATCTTTTGACGGAAGACGAAAAAAGATTTGTGACGGATGGCGGCATGATGCTATCTGGGAAGCTGCAAGAAGCAGACTGTCAAAACGGCAATGGAAGAGTTTACCCATTCCAAACTTTAATGAGAGAAGTTAAAACCTACCAAAAACTCGTAAAAGAAAACAGAGCGTTAGGAGAATTAGATCATCCCGACGATTCCGTAATTAATCTTAGAAACTGTTCTCATATGGTTACTTCCGTTTGGATGGAAGAGAAAAACGTAATGGGAAAAATAAAAGTACTAGACACCCCCTCTGGAAAGATTCTTCGTTCATTGGTAGAGTCGGGTGTTAAGTTAGGTATTTCCTCGCGCGGCATGGGCTCCGTAAGCGAAGGCAACGGCAGCACGATGGTAGAGGATGACTTTCAATTGATTTGCTTTGATTTTCGCGCGTGGTATGATACTGTAGCACGCGACGAGCGGCTTAAAACGGTACCCTGGTATGCGGACATTATAAAGATGATTGGTTCGGGGCTCCTCACACAACGTTACCTCCGCGCTGTTCCTCTCCACATGGGAGATGCTTTCTGGCCGAATGTAGCGAGTGGCGTTCGGGCGGCAGTCGAAATACTCGATATTTCATTAGACGCAGTTCAAAGCACCCTTCAGAAGGACGACGGGGGTAAAGCTTTTTTCGAGTACGTGAAAGACCATATAGCCCCTATTGATGCGGAGCTAGCCAAAAAATTGCGCCATGAGATTGACTATTCAGAGGAGTTGGGGGGGCTCGTCGTTAAGTCCATGATCGGTCAATATGAAGAACTGTTTGATACGCGTGGAGCAATTGAGAAGCGCGCCCCACGCGCCGCCGGGGGTCTTCGGGGCAAATTGAAACCGAAAGACATAAAGAGATTAGCACCAATTAAGGGCACCCTGAAGCCTCCACCGAAGCCCCCTAAACTTGATTTCACAAAACCCCCTCCACCACCCAAGAAGAAAAAATGAAGAAAAATGATTTAAAACAATTAATCAAACCCTTAGTCAAAGAATGTATGCATGAAGTCCTTTTAGAAGAGGGGCTTCTTTCTAATGTTGTGGCGGAAGTAGCTAAAGGCTTACAAGGGAACGTGATTAGAGAAACGCAACAGGCTCCTCCCATTCGTACTGAGGAACAAGTACAGCGTAAATCTAGCGAGACGCGCCAAAAACTCCAAGAGCATCGTCAGAAGTTGATGGAGTC